AAAAATCATTCGTAGTACTGATCACTCAGTATTCTTCAAGAGGATGGATGGCTATCCTGGAAGGGTGTGCATCAGAAAATTCAATAATTTATTCGAACACATTGATCACAGAGAATATCACCAGATCCTGGCTGAAACAGAACAGGAGAACCATCTGAAAAAATTACGTGCCATGCAAAGGAGATAAACCGGTAAAGGTGTTCGCGATAAAGGTAAATATTGATGGCTAAATCAGCAGCAGAGCGCAAAGCCGCTCAGAGAGCCAGACAAGCTGCATCTGGTGTGCGTAAGCTGGAAATTGTGCTTGATGCTCAGGAAATTGAAATGCTGGAGCGTAACTGTGCCACGCGTCGCCCCGGGCGTGCGCCTTACGAATTTGGTGAGTATATAGCGTTACTGATCCGCCAGGATGATGCACGCGTGCGCGGGCGTATAAAATCGATCAGCAGAAAACGTTGCGGTAAGTGCGGCGAGAGAGTTCCTGTAAATTCATGCCCGTGTAATGGTGACTCGCAATGCTGGGTGACTAAAGGCTGGCATGAAACGAAATTAATATTGTGACATGTCACGAATGGATTATGCATGATGAATTTGATGGGTTTTGAATACTGCCGCCAACTATGGCGGCTTTATTTTGCATGATACTATTACCAAAACGGTAACTATTACCAAGGTGGTTATTATGCCAGCTGAACCTAAAACCTATAAACGCAAATCAACGCAATTTAAGCCACTAACAGCAATGCAGGAGGCTTATTGTCAGTCGTACATCAAAACGCCTGAAAACCAGACTCAGGCAGCGATTAACGCAGGATTCTCTCCAAATACAGCGGCAGTTAAAGCCAGTGTTATGATGCGCGATGAACGCATTCAGAAACGGATTGCCGAGCTGATGGAGGAACGCAACAAACGAATGCGCGTCAGTGCCGATTACGTTCTTATGCGCCTGGTGGAGATCGACCAGATGGACGTGATCGACATCCTCAACGACGATGGGAGCCTTAAGCCAATCCGCGAGTGGCCGAAAATATGGCGCACTACGCTTAGCGGCTTTGATCTGTCATCGACCATCATGAACATGAACGAGGATTCGATAGAGACAATCCTCAAAAAAATTAAATGGCCTGACAAGGTGAAGAACCTTGAGCTGATTGGTAAGCATGTTGATGTTAACGCGTTTAAAGAACGCCTGGATGTTAATGTGAATGTGACAATTGCAGATCGCATAGCAGCGGCCAGGAAGCGACTCAAAGAACGCCAGGATGGTAATCAGTGACAGATACAGCGTTATCTCCTGAAGAGCAGTTAATCGAGGATATTGCAGGGTTCACTCACGATCCGCTTGGCTATGCCCTCTATGCGTTCCCGTGGGGGGAAGAGGGGACTGAACTGGCACATGCTACCGGCCCACGTCAGTGGCAGGCTGATGCGTTCCGAGAGATACGTGATCACCTGCAGAATCCAGAGACGCGCTATCAGCCGCTTATGTTGGCACGCGCTTCTGGTCACGGTATTGGTAAATCCGCATTCATCTCAATGCTGATCAACTGGGGCATGTCCACTTGCGAGGATTGTAAGGTCGTGGTGACCGCCAACACCGACAACCAGCTACGAACGAAGACCTGGCCGGAAATTATCAAGTGGTCGAACCTTGCTATCACGAAAGACTGGTTTACCTGTACCGCTACCGCGATGTACAGCAATGACCCTGGGCACGACAAGCGGTGGCGGGCTGACGCAATACCCTGGTCTGAGCACAACACTGAGGCATTCGCCGGACTACACAACGAGCGCAAACGCATCATCGTGGTATTCGATGAAGCGTCGAACATTGCGGATCTGGTGTGGGAAGTTGCTGAGGGTGCGCTTACGGACGAAGACACTGAGATTATCTGGGTGGCGTTCGGAAACCCTACACGTAACACCGGGCGTTTTCGCGAATGTTTCCGCAAATATAAACACCGCTGGAAAACTGCGCAGATTGACAGCCGGACGGTGGAAGGCACTAACAAACAGCAGTTGCAGAAATGGGTTGATGACTACGGGGAAGACAGCGACTTCGTTAAAATCCGTGTGCGCGGCATATTCCCGGATGCATCTGAATTGCAGTTTATCCCTACCGGCCTTACTGACGAGGCAATGAAACGGGTGGTAACCGCTGCGCAGGTTGCACATGCTCCGGTGATAATCGGCGTTGACCCGGCATACTCCGGCGTTGATGACGCTGTGATATACCTGCGGCAGGGGCTGCACAGTAAGGTGCTGTGGACTGGCAACAAGACCACTGACGATCTGATTATGGCGAAGCGTATCGCTGACTTTGAAGACCAGTACCAGGCTGACGCAGTGTTCATCGACTTCGGTTACGGAACTGGTCTGAAGTCAATCGGTGATGGCTGGGGTCGTACATGGCAACTTGTTCCGTTCGGTGGCGCGTCTACTGACCCGCAGATGCTCAACAAGCGTGGGGAGATGTTCAACTCATGCAAGACATGGCTGAGGCTGGGCGGCATGCTGGATGACCAGGAAACAGCGGACGACCTGTCTGCGGCAGAGTACAAAGTTCGAGTGGACGGTAAAATCGTTATCGAACCGAAGGAAGATATCAAGGAGCGGCTTGGGCGTTCTCCTGGTAAAGGCGATGCGCTACTGCTGACGTTTGCGTTCCCTGTGTCGAAGCGCCTGCGAATTCCTGGGCTGCAGAACCAGCAGGGCAGGGCAATCATGGATTACGACCCGTTTGCTTAAAGTGACTATAATTCATCATTGCGAGCATTAACCTTATTGGTTTTATAGTCTCTCTTTTTTTGGGTTGTTAATGTTTTGTTGATTTCGTCAAAATATAGTTCTACACCTTTATTAAATTCTAGTGTATATGCTCCGTTAACACTTACTGGTTTTATTAATGATGGGTATCTAGTGTGATTGTGCCTAATTGAGTTTTCAGTGATTTCATTCCGTTTCTTTAATTCATTGTATGCTTTGAATGTGTTTTCATATGACTCTTTAGATAAAGATAATTCTGCTTTGAATTTATTTGATTCTGATGTTGATTTTATTATTTGTTCGCCTAATGTGCGGTTGTTATCTCTTTCGATAATCAACTCTTTTTGTATCTGAGATTTTGACTCTTGTTCTACATTTAATTGACCCTCTGCCTTTGCTAGTTGGCCTTCTAAACGTCGTATTTCTTCTAGCAATATTTTTGCATCGTCATTTCTTTTTTCTAGGTCATTTTTTGTTTTTTTGAACTCTTCTTTTAGAGAATATATTCCATCCTCAATAAATCTTTCTTCTTTTTTATCGGCAAGTTTTTTTCTTGCTTCATTTTCAGCTAAGGACTGTTGTAATTCTGCGATTTTTATTTTAGATGCCAGACTCATTTCTACAGTGTCAGAGTTAGGTTTATCCTGTACCCAAGTGATAAATTTATTAAATCGTGGGAGGATTATTACTATCAAAGCAGTAGTACATATAGGGGCAAATATATAATCACCGACATCGAAACTTTTATTTATTAGACTAAGTCTTTCTTCGATACTTTTTGTGCTAAAAAAGATAACGGCCAGCATCTGCCAGTTAAACCCCAACCACGAAAATACGAAAGGTCCAAGAAATGGACTCTTCACTCTTTCAAGAGATGTCTGGCGGAAAGAAGCGTAAATGTCACGGATGAAGTCAAGCATGTCACGGTCTTGTGTTATTTGTTTGCAGCATATTACCCATAAGGTAATCAGTAGTCACTAGAAAAAAGCCCACTGAAGTGGGCGAACTGGAAGCAATGAGTTCTGCCTTCCGTGGCTGAACGGGTTTACAGCATGAAGTCATCGCAATGGCGTCCTGCTGTAAAAAGGGCGGTGATAGTCCTTCAAGGGAAACCATCACCGCCAAGCACCTGGAACTTCTGGCATCACGGTCCTTAGGCGTGATTCTGGCGTGGCATGCAGGATTCGAACCTGCGACCAACCGCTTAGAAGGCGGTTGCTCTGTCCAGCTGAGCTAATGCCACAACGCTGAGAACACTTAGCCTGTTAAGGCGCCACACTTTGTCGCAGCTCCATAAATGCTCTCATCGTTGCACCCTCGTCTCTTCCGAGGTGTCACACCGAATCGCCGGGATGGTGAATCCCCGTGCGCGGAATAAAACCGCTCGACTTGCACATTCCGGCTACCTGGTTCGTTTGCCCGAGCAAGGGAGGGTGCCCCTTAAACGTATCCAGACCGCTATCGGCGCATGTGCCATACGCCGTACTGCTCAAAATAAAAGCTCACTCCACCTGTTCAATTTAACGACAAGCCAGTCAGGTTAATAACCGGAATGAACCATTTACTTACCCTAAAGGTAATAATTTGTGCGTTAAATGTCAACTATCTACGATAAATAAATCATATGTGGTTAAATTGGTAATAATTTAATTGCGTACGGAGTCATTGATATGTGCATGGGTAGCTCACCATCAGTGCCTGCAACACCAGAAGTTCAGGCAGCACCACAGGAGCAGGATGCCGCCGTTGTTGATGCCCGCGACGAAGAAACTCGTCGCCGTCGCGCTGCTGCTGGTCGTAGTTCTACGCTGCTTACCGGTTCTCAGGGCGACACATCAACCGCTAATACCAGCGGTAAAACGCTGCTTGGTCAGTAACCGGAGTCATTGAAATGGCGGAAACAACTAAAGAGCGATTGAACAAACAGTTCGCACAACTTGAAAGCGAGCGTCAGTCGTTCGAGCCGCACTGGCGCGAGTTGAGTGATTACATCAACCCGCGTGGTTCCCGCTTTCTGACTTCTGAGGTCAACCGTAACGATCGACGCAATACACGCATTATTGATTCGACCGGGACTATGGCGGCGCGCACTCTCGCCAGCGGCATGATGTCAGGCATCACAAGCCCCGCGCGTCCGTGGTTTCGCCTGGCTACGCCAGATCCTGAAATGATGGATTATGGCCCTGTTAAGTTGTGGCTTGAGGCGGTGCAGAACCGCATGAACGATATGTTCAATAAGTCGAATCTCTATCAGTCGCTGCCGCAGTTATACGGAAGCCTCGGCACATACAGCACTGGCGCAATGGCGGTGCTGGAGGATGACGAGGACATCATTCGTACAATGCCATTCCCGATAGGAAGTTACTACCTGGCTAACTCACCTCGTGGCAGTGTAGACACCTGTTTTCGCAGGTTCTCTATGACTGTTCGTCAGCTTGTTCAGGAGTTCGGACTAAATAACGTCAGCGAATCCGTAAAAAGCATGTGGGAAAGCGGCACCTACGAGAAGTGGATTGAAGTGATGCATTCGGTTTACCCGAACATTGACCGCGATACATCGAAGCTGGATAGCAAGAACAAGCCATTCAAATCGGTTTATTACGAGGTTGGTGGCGATAACGACAAGTTGTTGCGTGAGTCCGGATTTGATGAGTTTCCAATTATGGCTCCGCGCTGGGAAGTTAATGGCGAAGATGTTTATGGATCATCATGCCCGGGTATGCTGGCGCTTGGACCTGTTAAGGCATTGCAACTTCTCCAGAAGCGCAAGTCGCAGTTGATTGATAAAGCCACCAATCCGCCGATGGTTGCTCCGACTTCCCTCAAGAATCAGCGCGCCTCCCTTCTTCCTGGCGACATCACGTATATCGATCAGATTACTGGTCAGGATGGCTTCAGGCCTGCTTATCTGGTTAACCCCAGTACAGCAGATCTGGTAGCAGACATTCAGGACACTCGTCAAATCATTAACAGCGCCTACTTTGTCGATCTGTTCATGATGTTGCAGAACATCAATACCCGCTCGATGCCTGTTGAAGCAGTGATCGAAATGAAAGAAGAAAAACTTCTGATGTTGGGGCCGGTTCTGGAGCGTCTGAACGACGAATGTCTTAATCCTCTCATTGACCGCGCTTTCTCGATGATGGTGCGTAAAAACATGCTGCCGCCACCGCCTGACGCGATGGAAGGTATGCCCCTGAAGGTCGAATACATTTCCGTCATGGCTCAGGCGCAGAAGTCTATCGGCCTGTCCAGTCTGGCGTCTACGGTCAACTTCATTGGTCAACTTGCGCAAGCGAAACCAGAAGCTCTCGACAAACTCAACGTTGATCAGGCGATCGATGCATTCGCTGATATGTCCGGAGTGTCTCCAACCGTCATTGTTCCGCAGGAACAGGTTGAGCAGGCTCGCCAGCAACGGGCACAGCAACAACAGCAGCAACAAATGATGGCGATGGGGATGGCGGCGGCACAGGGGGCCAAGACGCTAAGCGAAGCTAAAACTTCGGATCCGAGTGTGTTGTCAGCTATGGCGAATGCAGTTAGTGGTCAGGGTGGGCAATCACAATGACAGATTACGAAGACGATCAACTGAAAGAAGAAAACGCCCGTAAGCAACGTGACATGGCGCAGCGTGAAATTGATGACATTCGCTTTGTCATGAGCAGTGAACAGGGGCGTCGCGTTGTCTGGTCGGTGCTGGAGAAAGGCCGTGTGTTTTCCGCTATCTCACCGATGGACGCTATGGCAATGGCATTTAATGAGGGGCAACGCAATCTGGCGCTGGAACTGTTTCAGCGCGTTATGGCGCATTGCCCTGAACAGTATTTGAAGATGGCCAAAGAGGCCAGTGAACAGGAGTGATCATGAATTTATTTGAGCGTTTGCTGTATCGCCGTCTTTGCAATGAGCAACCAGTCGATGGTGGAGCAGCTCCGGCTGCGTCAGAACCGTCAGCGCCTGCAGGTGATAACCCTGCTCCAGTTGGTGATCCATCACAACAGGAAGGTGATAAGCCACAACCTGTTGCTGATGGCGATAAACCTGCTGATGACAAAAAGCCTGAAAACGATAAGCAGGATGAAAAAAAGGACGGCGATAAACCAGAGGGTGCGCCTGAGAAGTACGAGTTTCAGGCAGCCGAAGGCGTAGAGCTGGATACAGAAGCGTTGAAGGAATTCGAGCCGGTGGCGCGAGAACTTAACCTGACCAACGAGCAAGCGCAAAAGCTGGTTGATACTTATCCGAAGATTCTGGCAGGTGTTCAGCAGCGCCAGGCAGAAGCCTGGCAGAAAACAACCGAGCAGTGGGCTGCGGATGTAAAAGCTGACAAAGAAATCGGTGGCGACAAGTTGATTTCTAACCTTAGCGCCGCACAGCGTGCGCTTGACCAGTTCGGGACACCTGAACTCAAAGAATATCTGAACACCACCGGGCTGGGTAATCACCCTGATCTGGTCAAAACGTTCGTGAAAATCGGAAAGGCGATGTCTGAGGATGGCATGGTCACCGGTGGTAATGAAGGCCAGCGTAGTGCGGCCGAAGTGCTCTATGGCAAATAAGAGAGGAAATGACAATGGCTGTTAAAGGCTTAACTGCGCTAACGCTGGCTGACTGGGGTAAGCGCGTCGATCCAGATGGGAAAGTCGATAAGATTATCGAGCTTCTCGGTCAAACTAACCCGATCCTTCAGGATATGCCTTTTGTCGAAGGGAACCTTCCTACCGGACACAAAACCACCATTCGTTCTGGTTTACCTTCAGCTACCTGGCGTTTGCTGAACTATGGCGTACAGCCAAGCAAATCAACCACAGTGCAGGTAACCGATTCCGTGGGCATGCTGGAAACCTATGCTGAAGTCGATAAGTCACTGGCTGATCTGAACGGCAATACCGCCGAATTCCGCCTGTCTGAAGACCGCGCATTTATTGAAGCGATGAATCAGCAGATGGCGCAGACGCTGTTTTATGGTGATTCCAGCGTTAACCCTCAGCAGTTTATGGGACTGTCCTCCCGCTATTCCAGCCTGTCTGCGGGTAATGCTCAGAACATCATTGATGCTGGTGGCACGGGTACAGATAACACCTCAATCTGGTTAGTGGTGTGGGGCGAAAACACCGTGCATGGCATCTTCCCGAAAGGGCAGAAGGCTGGCATTCAGATGGAAGATAAAGGCCAGGTGACACTGGAAGATGCTAATGGCGGCAAGTACGAAGGCTACCGTACCCATTACAAATGGGACAACGGACTTGCTCTGCGTGACTGGCGTTATGTTGTTCGCATTGCAAACATCGATGTCAGCAATCTTTCAGAACCTTCCTCTGCCGCAAATATTGCGAAGTTGATGGTTAAAGCACTGCATCGCATTCCAAACCGTGGCATGGGGCGCCCAGTGTTCTACATGAACCGCACTGTAGGTCAGGCTCTTGATCTGCAATCTCTGGAGAAAACATCTCTGGCGATCAGCGTAAAAGAGACAGAAGGCGAGTGGTGGACTTCATTCCGTGGTGTACCAATCCGTGAAACTGATGCGCTTCTGGAAACAGAAGCCCGCGTGGTGTAACGCCTGTTATTAACCTGTGGGTCGTAACAGACCCACTAATGGAGAAAGAAGATGATCACCGACAAACTGTTGATGTTCTCCGAAGCTCAGGCGGTTACGAATACCGCGGCTTCTACTGACGTAATCGATCTCGGTCCAATTGACGGAAAACGTCGTGATATCGGCGTGGGTTACCCGCTTGAGTTTTGGGCGCTGGTTAACACAGCCGCCGCAGCAAGCGGTGATGCAACTGTAAACATCCAGTTGCAGACGAGTGAGGATAACAGCTCATGGACCACTATTTATGATAGTGGTGCACTGGCAAAGACCGCCCTGACAGCAGGTAAACGAGTTGTTTCTGCAAAGGTGCCTGTCGGTGTTCAGCGATATCTGCGTGTTAACTACTCCGTCGCAACTGGCCCACTAACGGCTGGCGAATTCACTGCGGGTATCAGTCTTGATGTTGATGCCAATACGCCGTATCCGATCCGCTCAAAAGTAACTGGTTAAGGTGATATCGATGTCAGGTGAGAAACCAAGATACCGCGTTCTGCGCCTCTCTCATATCCATAACACTCTGTGGCCGGAGGGGGCAGAAATCGAATACGAAGGTGAGCCTGGTAGCGCACTGGAACCTGTTAACGATGCAGCCAGACAGGCAAAAGCAAAAGTTGCAGGAAAGGTGTCAATGGCAGCAACCAGCACCAAAATCATCAACGATGTGTCAGATGATGGTGAACTGGATAAGCTCCGTGAAGAGTACGAATTGCTCTTTAACGAGAAGCCACACCATAACGCCAAAGCCGAAACGCTCCGCGAGAAGATCGCAGATAAGCGTAAAGAACTGGGCGTGTAAGCCTCGCGGATCAGACAAGGGGCTTCGGCCCCTTTATTGCAGGAGTGTATATGGAACTCGTAAACCTCAAAACCGGCACTGACAGCTACCAGGATGAGAGCGGAGAAACCAGAACTCGCGATGAATACCCGTGGGGGCTGTGCATCACTCTTAATAACGACACATTGAATAAGCTGAAGGCGCAACCTCAGGGCGTCGGAACAGAAGTGATGATAACTGCAAAGGCTGTTATTCGAGGCCTGTCTGCCAGAGAAACTGACGATGGTGTTAATCGCAGCGCCGATCTGCAGATCACTGATATGGCGATCGCTCCTGTTTCCGGGGATGTAGAAAAATCAGCGGCTGAAACCCTGTACGGCAATGGGGGTGAGTAATGGCCTCTGTAGTAGAGATCTGCAATCGTGCGCTGTCCAATATTGGCAATAGCCGCAGCATTAACAGCCTGACGGAAGCCAGCAAGGAAGCGGGGGAATGTTCGCTGCACTTTGAGGCCTGCCGTGATGCTGTGCTTTCTGATTTTGACTGGAACTTTGCTACCAAACGCGTGGCGCTTGCAGATACGAGCAATCCACCGCCTGACTGGGAATATGCGTATCAGTACCCGTCCGATTGTCTGCGCATTACTGAAATTATGCTTCCTGGTGTACGCAATCCAACAGCAGCAATGCGCGTTCAGTACGAAGTTGGTGCAGACACCAACGGAACAGGAAAGTTGATCTACACAGACCAGCCGCAGGCATGGCTCAAGTATGTCTCTCGCGTTTCAGATGTGAACATGTTTGATGCCATTTTTATGGAGGCGTTGGCCTGGCGTCTTGCGGCAGCTATTAACATGGCGCTGACTGGGAATGCAGACCTCGGTACGTTTGCCCTCAATATGTACAATCGCGTGATTCTTAGTGCTGGCTCGCATAGCCAGAATGAATCACAGGAACCACAGCCACCGGTTGACGAGTTTACCATTGCGAGGTTGTCCTGATGGCTATCAGTTGGATCCAGCCCAGCTTTGCCGGTGGTGAGATTGGACCGTCGTTGTACGGGCGTATCGACATGGCGAAGTACCAGGTGGCATTGCGCAAGTGCGATAACTTTATCGTGCGGCAGTATGGCGGCGTTGAGAATCGACCTGGTACGCGTTTTGTCGGTGCCGCCAAATACCCAAATCGGAAATGCCGCCTGATACCGTTCCAGTTCTCGACGGTTCAGACTTATGCTCTGGAGTTCGGACACCAGTACATGCGCGTTATCAAAGATGGTGCGTTGGTGCTGAACAGCAGCAATGTTATTTATGAAATTGCCACGCCATATACTGAAGCCGATCTGTTCCGAATTAAATTCACGCAAAGCGCAGACGTGCTTACGCTGGTTCATCCGGCATACCCGCCGAAAGAGTTGCGTCGCTATGCGCATGACAACTGGCAACTGGTTGATGTGGTAACGAAGAACGGACCATTTGAAGATATCAATATTGACGAGTCAGTGACGGTTTATGCCAGCGCCAGCACCGGGACAATTACGTTAACGGCAAGCGCCTCTATTTTTGGCTCGGAGCAGGTAGGCAAATTGTTCTATCTGGAACAGCCTGCAGTGGATTCAGTGCCGGTATGGGAAACCAGTAAGAGTACGTCGATTGACGATGTTCGCCGTGCAGACAGTAACTACTATCGCGCTGTTACAGCAGGTAAAACAGGCACTTTGCGCCCTTCGCATACAGAAGGCACATCATGGGATGGTTGGGGCGGATCCGGTGATGATGATACCGGCATTGAGTGGGAATATCTGCACAGTGGTTTTGGCATTGCCCGTATCACTGCTGCAAATGGAACTACTGCAACTGCCGAGGTGATTTCCTATATCCCTTCGCAGATAGTTGGCGAGGATAATGCCAGCTATAAATGGGCTAAATATGCCTGGAACAGTATTAACGGTTATCCTGGCACTGTTGTTTATTATCAACAACGTCTTTACTTCGCCGCATCGACTGCGTTCCCTCAGACTATCTGGGCCAGCCGTACTGGGGATTATAAGGATTTTGGCAAAAGCAATCCTACGCAGGATGACGACAGAATTATCTACACCTATGCCGGACGTCAGGTTAATGAGATCCGCCACCTGATTGATGTTGGTTCGCTGGTGGCGCTGACTTCCGGAGGTGAGTACGTCATCACCGGCGACCAGAACAAAGTATTAACCCCATCATCATTTGCATTCAGCTCTCAGGGATCAAATGGCTCGAGCAATGTCCCACCAATTGCCGTGGCGAATATTGCTCTGTTCGTCCAGGAGAAAGGCAGTGTTGTCCGTGATCTGGCCTACTCATTCGATGTTGACGGCTATCAGGGGAACGACCTGACCATCCTTGCCAATCATCTTTTTCAGAAGCACAGCATTGTTGACTGGTGCTTCTCTATTGTCCCTTACTCCAGCGCCTTCTGCATTCGTGATGACGGTAAATTACTGGTGATGACCTATTTGCGTGATCAGCAGGTTTTTGCATGGGCACCACAATCCAGTACCGGAAAATATGAAAGCACATGCAGTATCAGCGAAGGCAATGAAGATGCGGTGTATTTCGTCGTTAACCGAACCGTTAACGGGCAAACAGTGAGATACATCGAGCGGCTGTCCAGCCGTTTATTTACCAGCGATGAAGATGCTTTCTTTGTTGATTCTGGCCTTAGCTATGATGGAAGAAATACGTCTGACAGAACGATGACCATCACTGGTGGTTCTGGTGAATGGGATTACCGTGCGGAATATACAATCAGTGTTTCTGGTGGTGCGTACTTCACCAGTAGTGATGTCGGCGCGCAACTACAGTTCCCTTATACCGGAACTGATCCTGATACTGGCGATGAGGTGTCAAAAGAATTACGTTGCGACATTATTTCTGTAACCAGCAATACCGCTGTAGTGGTTCGTGCTAACAGGAACGTCCCGCCATCCCTCAGGAATGTGGCCACCACGAACTGGCAGATGGCGCGCCGGACATTTGGAGGCCTGTCTCATCTTGAAGGCCAGACCGTAAACATTCTCTCTGATGCGAACGTGGAACCACAGAAAGTGGTTTCCGGAGGTGCCGTCACGCTGGAATCTCCGGGGGCTGTAGTGCACATCGGCCTGCCAATAACTGCTGAATTCGAAACACTGGATATCAACATTAACGGACAGGAAACGCTGCTGGACAAAAAACAGGTGATCCCCTCCGTTACTCTGGTTGTGAATGCCAGTCGCGGCATCTGGGCGACTACGCCCGGCGGTAAATGGTACGAATATCCACAGCGTGAATTCGAGTTCTACGATGATCCTGTTGATGATGCTACCGGAAAAGTAGAAGTGAAACTGGACAGTAACTGGGGCAAAAACGGACGTGTAAAAATCCGTCAGCTTGATCCGTTGCCGCTGTCTGTTCTTGCCGTTATTCCTCGCCTTACTGTTGGGGGATTCTGATGATCGATGTTCGAATTGTTCCCGCTACCGAAGAGCATCTTCAGATGATTTTGCCGGATGTTCGTCAGGCTGATATTGACGAACTGTATGCGGTATCGCTGATGACTACCGAAGATGCGCTGCGTGTTGGTCTTCGCACTGCGACTATGGCCTGGTCAGGATTTGCGAACGGAGAACTGGTAACCATGTTTGGCGTATCTCCGGCGTCAATGATCGGTGGCAATGGTACGCCCTGGCTGGTAGGAACCAGCCGTATTGAAAAATATCAGAAGACATTTCTTCGCCACTGCCGCCCTGTATTGCAGCAGATGCTGGCAGTTTATCCGCGCCTGGAAAACTACGTCGACGAGCGAAACCATGTTGCCAAAGCATGGCTGCACTGGCTTGGATTCAGGCTTGAAGAAGCCGCGCCTTATGGTGCTCTTGGTCTTAATTTCCATAGATTTCACATGGAGAGAAAATAATGTGCGATCCGGTTATTGCTGGTGGCGCAATGCTCGCCATGAGTGGCATTCAGGCATACACCCAGTACCAACAGGGAAAGTATGTCTCGAAGGTTGCAGAAGCGAACGCAGATATAGCCACAGCTCAGGCAAATGATGCAATAAACAGAGGTAACGCTGAAGCTGAGCAACGGCGCAGAGAGACCCGACAGCGGCTTGGTACACAGGCGGCGACAATGGGGGCGACCGGCGCCGATTTATCTACCGGTAACGCGCTGGATATATTTGGCGACACTGCCCAGTTTGGCGCTCTTGATTCGCTGACGACGGTGAATAACGCGCAACGCGAGGCTTACGGTTATCAGGTTCAGGCTGCCAACTATAAAGCAGAAGCCAGTTCAGCCCGTAAACAGGGGAATGTGGGAGCAGCAACAACATTGCTCACTGCGCCTCTGAAGGCATACGGTGCGTACCAGATGTTTGGTGGGACGTGGAGTCCGTTTACTCAAAGCACCCCTGCGCCAATCGGGGCAGCAGCAGGAACCAGATTACCCGGAGGATTATAATGCCAGTCGTACCAACAGTATCCGGACGTCAGGTTGAGAGTCGTGGAGTTCAGTCAGCAGGCTTGCAGACGTTTTCTCAGCCAGGTATTAGTGATGCTTTTGTTCGGGCAGGGACAGAGGCAATTGATGTTCTGGGTCAGGCAAAACAGCGTGCCAATATTGCCTTGGTTCAGGAGGCATCCCTTAAACTCAGTCAGACAGGCAGCGATCTGCTGAATAACCCTGAAACAGGTTTGCTTAACCTGAAAGGGAAAAATGCTATTGGAAAAGGTCAGGAGTATACGCAGCAGTTTGATGCTCAGGTCGAACAACTGGCTATGTCGCTGCCGGATGAACAGGCTCGTAATGCTTTCATGCAGCAGGCGCAGCAGCAGCGCATTCAGTTCACTACGCAGGCCGGGCGACACGAGATAGGGCAAATTAATGCCTACGAAGAAGGCCAGTTTCAGGCGACACTGCTGAACAATGGTAAAAATGCCGCAGCATTGTATGGCGACAACGCCGCATACGTATTGGCTAACAAGCAAACTTTCCAGCAAATTGAGGAGTACGGTGTTGCACATGGCTGGAGCAACGAGCAAATCCAGGCCAAGAAAATCGAGTTTAAAGAGAAGGTTGCTGATGCTGCATTGTCCCAGTGGTCGGCAAACAATGCGACCGCATTCATCCAAAGTAATGGCGAGTTAAGTGATACTGCTGCTGGAGCTCGCCGTGCTGTAGCAGATAGTGACTCTTCCGAGCGTGCCCGTGGCATACGCAACAATAACCCAGGAAATCTCGAATACAGCAAAACTAATCCGTGGGTAGGCCAGACCGGTGATGATGGTCGATTTGCTAAATTCGAAACACCTGAACACGGGATTCGTGCATTAGGGCGGAACCTGATGTCGTATCAGAGGCAGGGTATTGATACCGTCAGCGAGATAATTAATCGCTGGGCACCGCCTACTGATAAAAATGACACTATGTCGTATATCAAAGCAGTGTGCGAACAACTTGGCGTTTCTGCTGATGAGCCTCTCGATGCATCTAATCCTGATACCCTGAAGGCGCTTTGTGCAGCCATTATCCATCATGAGAACGGTAGCCAGCCATACAGTGATCAGCAGTTAACTGCTGGTGTCAGTGCAGCACTTGGTTTATCAACAATTCCAACCAACACCAAACGCTATACCGGTAATGCAGCATTCGATGCGGCATCTCCTGAGGCGCAGGCAAGTTTTATGCGACAGGCGGATCAACTGCGTCGGCAGCAGCAGGCTGAATATAAAACGATGATTGACAGCCAGGTTCGCGATGCGACAGCTGCGTATATGCGTGGCGTTGAATTTCCTAACCCACCTGGTGAGGCTGATTTTATTGCAGCTTATGGAGTCAGAGAAGGAAATCTGCGATATACCGAGTTCAGAAATACGCAAATCGCCGGACAGTATATAGGCTCTTTCCGCAACATGCCGACAAGCAGCATTACAGCATATGTTGAGCAATTACGCCCGGATACTGGTGAGACAGGGGAGGGTTATGCGGCACGAGCCGCTCTTTATGACAACGTTGTGTCGGCTGCAAGTCAGGTGATAAAGCAGCGACAGGCTGATCCTGTACAGTTCTCTCTTGCCGCCGGACAGGCAAAGCCTATCGACATGAGCAATAAGGATAACTTTGGACAGAGCGTTGCCTTGCGTGCTGCTCAGGTCAGTGACCTTGCTAAGTCATATGGCACTCCACTGACGTTCTTTTCCAAAGACGAGGCCAATCAGATCGGTGTTTTCTTTCGTGATGCGCCCGTTTCCCAACAGGCAGCATATCTCGATACCATCAGGCAGAGCACTGGTGGTGGGCAGGTGTATATGTCAGCACTACAGCAGATCAGTGCCAACGCTCCATCTGCTGCCGTTGCCGGGATACTGATGGATAAGCCAGGTGGTATTTTGGCAGAAAAAAACTGGTTTAATCCGGATGTTTCCGTGTCTCCTGAAACCGCTGCGCAGACAATTCTTGCTGGCGCGGCGGCTCGTAAAGGTACTGATGACGCGAAAGGTATTCCGATGCCTAAAGATGCTGATCTTCGCCTTGAGTTTTCTGACATGGTGAAGGATGCATTTGCTGGTGATGCTCAGGGGGCATCAATGGCATACGAGATCGCAAAGGACTATTACGCTGGTGTGATGGCGAAAAAAGGCGTGGTATCAGGCGAAATTGACAATGATATCTGGAAACAGGCTGTTAACGTAGCTACAGGTGGCGTGCATGACTATAACGGAATGGGGAATGTTCTTTTGCCGTGGGGAATGTCTGCAGAGCAATTCGATAAGCAGGTTAATCAGGCTTGGAATGAACAAGTTGTTGGCACAGGGATAAAAACACCGCCTGGTCAGTATGGTTTGCAAAGTTACGGCGATAGTCAGTACTTGGTGAAACTTGGTACTGGTTATCTGCTAAAAGATGATGGTTCTCCCGTTGTTCTTGATCTGACACAGAAGCGTCAGAGATTCTCCGGAGATATTCCGCAATGAGTTACTTTGGCCTTAATCCAGTAAACCAGAATCAGCAGCTTGACGAAGCAGCATCAAATCCAGCTGGCTTTAACAGCGATGTTGGTTTTTTCGACAATGCTGTAGGAGCGGCATTGTCTGGTTTGTACTCCGGGCTGGTGGCAAAGCCAGATCAGTTGCTCTGGGCAGGGATGGATAAAATCGTATCCCCGATTGCTCAGTTTGTTAACGAAAACACCTCGCTCAATGACACTTCAGTTTCATACATTGCCGAGCAGAGAAAACTAGCAGAGCAGCAGGTTAAGCGGCTGACGCCTGATGCCGCGACAACCGGAACCGCCGGGCAGGTTCTTTATGGGTTGTTCGATATGGGCGGGCAGGCTGTTATCGGTACAACGCTCGGTGGTCCGGTCGGAGGTGCTGCGGCGGTAACTTCGCTACAGGGTTTTTCTGAGTTTGAACGGCTGACAGCACAGGGGGTTGATTTCAGGACGGCGCAGGAAGCGGGATTAGTGCAGGGTATTACTGCTGGTGCCGGAACACTGATCCCTATGAGCCTCGGGTTACGTGCTGGTGGTGCGCTGGCGGAAGGTGTGGCGGCTCAGCTTGCGCGGACGGGTGAAAGTTCAGTGCGACGCGCCGCAGCAACAGCAGTACGTGCAACGCCAGATATTGCCTATGCCGCAGGTACAAATATTGCGTTCGGTATGGCACAGCGTGGGCTTACTGCAAAAACGCTTCGTGATGGTGGCTATAGCGAAATGGCTAACCAGTATGATGTGTTGGATCGACAGGCAATTGCTATTGATGCTGTTCTTGGGGTGGCGTTTGGTGGTGTCGGCAGATTTATTAACTCTCGCGGTGAGGCTACAAGCACCCCCAATTTTTCACCAGTTGATGTCGATGCTGCACTGGCGGCGAATGCCGCTCATCATGCTGAAATTGATATTTCTCCCGGCGTGCCGATCAACGTGCTTTCGCGCAATTCTCACATTCAGGCTCTGCGAAAAGCTATGTCTGATGTTAGCCAGGGGAGACCTGTAGACGTTGCCAGCATTGTTGAGTCTGCATCTTTCAGTGAAATTCCTGGGCGCAAGAATCTGCTGTCTCAGGCAGTTAATGAGGCTCTGTCATCTGTAGATGATGGAGCAACAGCGCGCGCTATCGAAAATCGGTTGCTTGAAGAACGGGCTGCGCAGCTTTTGCCGCGTGGCGATAGACAGGTTTACCAGTCTGAAATCGCTAATAGCCAACGAATTATTGAAAATCTCACTGAACAGCGCGCACAAATTCTTGCAGAAGAGCCAACCGGTAGCGGTAAAGCTTTGTCTCGTGCTCGATCAGATAAACAGGCCAGACTTCGGGATATTGACCAACGAATCCGGCAGGCACAAGAACGCCTGGAATTTTCCCGTAACGCGTTGGCACCGCACGAGCCTGGAGGTCAGTTTTTTGAAGCTCGAGCAGAACTGGCACGGCGACAGCAGGCAGAAAGTGAACTTAATGCTCAGGCTGTTTCATTCTATAAAACAGCAGAGGTCAGGACGCCAGACGAAGTAGCTCCTTTTGAGCCCGGTAAGATATTGCAACAGGCAGAACAAAAAATGATGGCAGATCCGGCAGGAGATATTGATCTGCGTATAGCTGAAGACTCGCTGCTTGAATCACCTGACATGATAATCACCGTGCTGGATGATGATGGTAATCCACAATCGCGCAGAGCGCGTGAAGTACTGGATGAAGCGAACAAGGAAAGTGAGCAGGCAATACAGGATTCCAGCCTGTTTGATGTCGCTGTGGCGTGTTTCTTGAGAGGTTAAATTAAATGAGACAGGAATGTATACAAGCGGTCCAGCAGGCGGCGCAGCGCACGTTAACGGCGCGAGAAATACAGAACATTGAAGACCGCATTTATCGAAATATGCGCTCCATTGCTCGTGATGACCCGATGTCGTGGAGACAACTTTCCGAATCAGAGCGGCTATATCGTGCAGCACAATTGGCATCTGAAGAATTACAGCGAGAAGCGGCATTAAAGAAACGTCGTGTGGCCCTCACTATAGCCGCACGTCAGAGATTGGATAAATTTATCAATAGCTATCAAGGGGCTGATGGGAAACTTGGCGCTCTTAACCGTACTATTGCTTTTAATGCAGACGGTAAATCGAATTTCCTCTCTGTTGAGTCCAGAACAAAAGCCACTCGTGATTATGCATTGAGTCAATTGCAGGAGGCATTTGAAGCAGTTGATCCTCGCTTTTTTGGCCTGTTTGAAGATGAAGCGGGCGTGCGTGACCTGGTATATGAAATGCGAGGGCAAAATACTGGCAATGCTAAAGCAAGAAAAGGTGCTAAGGCGTGGAGAGAAGTGACAGATCTACTGCGCCGCCGGTTTAATGATGCTGGTGGGGACATTGGCTATCTCGAAAACTGGGGGATCCCTCAACATCATTCTATGGAAAAGGTTGGGGCGGTATCAAAGGATAAGTGGGTTAGCGATGTTATAGGTAAGCTGGATCGCAAATATTATATCCGAGCCGATGGACAACTGATGAACGATGCCGAGTTGTCTGCATTTCTTGGAGAGGCTTATAACACGATCGCTACTGGTGGGCTGAATAAACTTACTGATACCGGAATGCGAATTTCCGGCGCACGTGCTAACCGTGGTAATGCATCACGACAGATACATTTCAAAGATGCAGATTCCTATCTGCAATATCAGCAACTTTATGGCGATCGCTCTCTATGGGAAATCATGGTCGGCCACTTGGAAGGGATTAGTAAAGATATTGCTCTGGTGGAAACATATGGTCCAAACCCCGATCATGTTTTCCGTTCCCTTCTTGATCAGGTGAAGGCAGAAACGGCAACAGCTAACCCGAGTAAAACCGGTAGCGTCGAGCGCCTGGGGAACAACACAGAGAATCTGTACAACTTTATTTCCGGAAAGACACAGCCTGTAGCGAATCCGCACATCGCACGCTGGTCTGACAATATCCGCAACTGGCTGGTTGCCAGCCGACTCGGCTCCGCGTTGCTGTCATCGTTCTCTGATCTTGGAACCATGTATCTGTCTGCGAAGGTGACCAACCTTCCAATGAACCAGTTATTCCGTAACCAGCTTGAAGCTATGGACCCAACGAACCGTACTGAGCTTGCGCGGGCGCGCCGCACTGGTCTGGCGATGGAATCTCTACTTGGTAGCGTTAACCGCTGGGCGATGGATAATATGGGGCCGTCTGTGTCTCGTTGGGCGGCAACGGCGGTAATGCGTGCCAGTGGGCTTACAGCATGGTCAGATGCGCACAAGCGCGCCTATGGCGTAACCATGATGGGAAGCCTGGGAGAAGTAGTGTCACGGACACCAGACCTTCGTAGCCTCGATGATTCTGATTTTCGTATCCTGAAAAGCAAAGGGATTACTGACACAGACTGGAGCGTGTGGAAACTGGCGCAACAGGAGGACTGGGGGAAAGGCAACAACACGATGCTGACGCCGGAAAGCATCATGCGTATTCCTGATGCTGCTGTAGAGCATCTCGGAGCACCAGAGCGCGTGAAGTTTGAAGCGATGCGCAAGTTGCTCGGGGCGGTGACCGAAGAAGTGGATATGGCGGTCATCACTCCTGGTGCGCGTGAGCAGATGGTTACCGGTTCAGGCATCCAGCGTGGGACATGGAAGGGAGAACTAACCCGTAGCGTATTCCTGTTTAAGTCGTTTCCGATCTCCGTTGTCATGCGTCACTGGTCACGCGCCATGGGAATGCCGTCTGCCGGTGGGCGTGCGGCATACATTGCGACGTTTATCGCCAGTACAACCATCCTTGGCGCGCTTTCGCAGCAGTTAAACGATATGGCATCAGGCAGGAATCCGCGTGATATGACCGGTGATGATGCCGCAAAATTCTGGCTTGGTGCGCTACTGAAAGGTGGTGGGCTTGGCCTGTATGGTGATTTTCTTCTTTCAGATCACACCAGATATGGCAGCGGTGCCCTGGCGTCAATGCTTGGTCCGGTGGCAGGCCTTGTTGATGATGTCGTTAAGATAGCTCAGGGCATTCCGCTTAATGCTGTGGAAGGAAAGAATGAGCAGACTGGTGGTGATCTGGTGAAGCTGGGGAAAGGTCTGATGCCAGGTGCGAATCTCTGGTACTTGAAGGCGGCTCTCGATCACATGATTTTTAACCAGATGCAGGAGTATTTTTCACCAGGCTATTTGCGTAAAATGGAGCAACGTTCGAAGAAAGAATTTAACCAAACATACTGGTGGCGACCACAGGATGTCACTCCGCAATAAGGATGAGAAATGATTGCTTTTATTCTTGTTGTGTTTGCGCTTGTTGCACTTGGCGTTATGAACCGTAAATGTATCATTGACGATGGTGAATTTGCTGTTGCAGTTGTTTTGATATTATCTGGTGTAGCAGGGTACATAGGCTTGTCATAGCGTGAGCGTGACATGTCACAGGCCGCTCTTGCGGCCTTTTCTTTATGTGGTTTGTTTTCGTAATTGTTCGGCACAATAGTCGAGATGTGTTTGCAGATCCTGCATAGACATCTGTGAGCTGGTGACGTAGTTAATCAGTGCAGTCAGTTCGGCAAGTGGGCCATCGACATTAAATCCATCCTTATCGAGATCCCGGAGTAATTTCATCAAGTGCGATCCCTCCACCAGTGATCTGACGCCTCCCGGCGTGTGAATCCTTTCGGTAAATCCGTCTTCCAGTGGATAGTGATACTGCTGCATCTTATCTTCTCCATACGATAACTGTATATTTATACAGTAACAAATAATTTGTTTGCTATCCAGCACGTTTTGCAAATCACCTGAAAGGTAATATCTGTTCGTATTTATGGGTTGTCTATCCATATGTGGTTTTTTAGGTAATAGAATGACCAGATATGCGGCGCAACGGGTGCTGCGACTATCTGGAGATTTAACATGACGGTCTCAACCGAAGTTGACCACAACGAATACACCGGTAACGGAGTTACGACATCATTTCCGTATACCTTCCGTATTTTCAAAAAATCCGACCTGGTTGTTCAGGTGTCTGATCTGAACGGGAACGTAACAGAATTGGTGCTTGATACCGGTTATAAGGTAACTGGAGCGGGCACTTATAGTGGCGGTGAAGTGGTTCTTCCGTCGCCGCTTGCTGCTGGCTGGCGAATTACGATAGAGCGTGTGCTTGATGTGGTGCAGGAGACTGATCTTCGCAATCAGGGAAAATTTTTCCCCGAAGTTCATGAGGATGCATTCGACTACCTGACGATGCTGATCCAGCGATGTTTTGGGTGGTTCAGACGTGCATTGATGAAGCCCTCGCTGCTTGCAAAATATTACGATGCAAAGCAAAACAAAATTTCTAACCTTGCAGATCCATCACTTGAGCAGGACGCTGTAAATAATCGTTCAATGCGTAAGTATGTGGATGCTGCAATTGCTGGTGTTGTCGGTGGTTTCGGATGGTTTATCCAGTATGGTGCTGGAGCTGTATACAGAACGTTCCAGGATAAGATGCGTGATACAGTAAGTGTGAAAGATTATGCTGCTGTTGGAGATGGTATAACTGATGATACGAATTCTTTTATTCTGGCTCCTGAAAATGCTTATGTTCCACCTGGAGTATATCTTGTTGATACGTTGAAAGTAGATGTAAGCAAAATGACAGGGGAAGGGATGATTCTTTCCAAAACTGGTCATCTACTTTCTCTTCGTAATAATATCAGTAATACATTGGTGCAACGCCATTTAATGGAAGCATTTATGGGTTTTGGTGAGTCCCAAGTTTTTCCAAATGGTGAGGCTACAAGTCAAGGGTGTGCTTATGCGAATTATAATGGTAAAAAATTATTTATTTTACAAACGGTTGTTGGCAGTGCTGAAGGTAGTGGAAACTTCAACTCTAAAGTAACATCAGCTGGTGACTTCATAACCGGAATTGAATATGAAATAGTAAGTATAGGTTCAACTGATTTTACAACTATAGGGGCTGCTGAAAATAATATTGGTGTACGATTTACGGCGAATGGTCCAGGGGGGGGTACAGGAACAGCAGCTGCTTTAGAGAAGCGCAGGCTGGTTGAATACTCGTTTTCTGATGATGGTTCAGTAGTGCAAAATACTACTTACACTGCACCAATATTAAATAACCATCAGGGAATATCTACGATAGTTATTGATGATGACCTTTTTATTTATACCCAAATGGTTACCCAGCCTACATATCGAGGAAATGATGGAGGAAAAGGTTATTCAAAATTAATTTGGAAAGGGAGCAGCACATCTGAATCTGATGTGATTACTTATCAGCTTTTTGGATATTCTGGTTCTGGTCATCCTTATCAGAATTATAATTCAGCAACCCCGTGTGTATCTTCAGATGGAAGGTATGTTGTTCTTGTTGCAACTGATAGCACAGCAGATGATGATGCCTGGTATGTATTTGTTTACAGCAGGATACACGTAGAATCCCTTGACAATAGTTTGGACGCAAGACCATTGTATTATTTCAGGATTCCACATCCGCAGCGCGGAACTGATACTCATGTTATTCAAGATGTTGCCAGTGATGGTAAGTACATCTATATATTAAGGGGATATACACATCCGTTCATGTTGCATATTATTCAGAAGTTTGATTATTCTGGTAATATTCTTGCTGAATTTTCATTTGAGGGGGCTCGTTCTCTTTATGGATACAAAAATCTTATGGATAATCCAAAGTATGGGACCCCCCATTCATTTGAACCTGAAGGTATAGATATGTATGAAGGAGACCTTATTATTCTAACTATGGATAATTGGGATTCTGGAGCATCTATTATAACTTACAAAGGAAAGAATTATTCCGCTTTTTCTACTGCTTCTGGTATTGCTCCTGATGATCCCGATGGATTTAGAATGTGGGCGATAACAAATAAAGTTAGTGGTGGGGAATACTCGAATGATAAAAAGTACAGCGATGGAGTGTATTCGAAACGAGGAAAACAGATATTTCTTATTTCACAATCGCGTGGGGTTGCTAATGAACTACCATTGAATTCCGCCTTGACAACTCGTGTTAATAACTCACCACTTTCTTCTATAAGTTCTGCTTTTGATGTTTCCTTTAAATTAGGAGAGAACTGGATATTGGGGGGGTATTCAGAAAATACTTCAGAATATAAAAAAGCCATTCAGTATGCTAGTAATGGTGCTTTTCGTGTTCATGATTCCCGCAGAGAATCTGACAATAATAAGTACTGGTCTATACGTGGTGGATATGATGTAACACCGCAGATACAAGAAGTTGTTGAATTTAGGTGTCGTGGTACTGTAGAAAATGGGGCTGGCTGGAATGCTTATGGTTCTAATGACTATCGCTTACCAAACAGGTTTCGTATGTTCCCTGGCGGGAGCTTTGGCGGTACTCAAGTTCTTGTCGAGATAGCTAATCCAGTTAATGATAATCCTTATTTTGCTCCCACAGGGCAGATAGGAACAGTTAATAATGGTACAACGACAGCATACTGGAATAACATATATAGCAAGAATGCTGTCACTGTTGTTTCAGATGTTAATTACAAAGATGAATTCTCGGATATACCGACTGAACTTATTGAAGCCGTGGGTAGTGTAAAATTTCAAATGTGGAAGATGAAGGATGAAATATTACGAAAAGGAAGTGAACATGCCAGATATCATTTTGGAGTTGTAGCGCAGCAAGTTAAGGATGCAATTACAAAAGCTGGTCTTGATTGGAAGAAGTATGGTCTTATTACGTATGAAGAAACCAGTGTTTTGGTAAGAGAAAACGGATCTGGTGATTTTTATCCTATTGATATTGAGTCTTGTCCAATTCCAGTTAATGAATTTGGGATTATTAAATTAATAGAAGGTGCAGATGAAATTAAAGAAGATAAACATGGAAATTTGGTATTGACAAGATCTATTTACATGATGCGTATGGATGAATTTGAAATAATAAGGATGGCATATCAAGAAAAGAAAATAGCGGATCTAATAAGTTAATGCTATAATAAATAATATGTAATGGCCGCGCATTACGGCCATTATTATAATTATATCACTGTGCTGCTGTGCTGCTGTGCTGCTGTGCTGCTGTGCTGCTGTGCTGCTGTGCTGCTGTGCTGCTGTGCTGCTGTGCTGCTGTGCTGCTGTGCTGCTGTGCTGCT